AGGTTCTGCGTAATTCCAGTGCGAAGTATCAATTTCAACCATGGAATTGATATGCAGCAACTCTGGGCGGAAGTCAAAGAGACGATGTATGTGCAGGGCCAGAAGAACTGGTTCCTAAGCCCACAAGAGCGCGAAATGCTGCACGATAGTAACGAGGTATACAGAACACAGAGCGCTGTCGAAGACCTGATACTGGAGCATGTGCGCTTTGACAGCCGCATCACTGAACCAGTGCAGATGACCAAGCTGTTGAAGGATCTGGGGATCAAAGCTCCCCGGATGCCTGACTTTAAGGACGCTGCACGCATCTTGCATGAAAAAGGAATTGAGCCAAGGAGGTCAAATGGAAAGAAAGTTTACGATCTTGACTACGATAAACCAGATCAGGACACAAGCGTCAAGTATTCTGGATACAGCTCAGACGATTATTAAGTCGAGCCATCTGCGCTCAACACTATCCTATCTTGCGCTGAGCGTTAGTGTTATCGCCGCATTTTTTGCTGCATTACCTGTTCTTGTGGTGGTTGGTGGGATCATGGTCGCACGTTATCTGGAGGAGGAGTGAGGATCTTTCTCACGATGTTCTGGGATGATGGTGTGTGTTACGCCGGACCTAACTTACTTGCTGATACACGCGAAGAAGCGCAGCTGATGGCCGAAGGATCGGGCGTGGAGATCGTGGGTGAGGTGGAGGATTTGGTAGTGACAGATGAGGGTGTGGCTACCTTACACTGACCTGTCGCGTGTTGGTGTGTGTTGTTGTATGTTACGACCCGCTACCAAATGTTGTGAAATAGGGTGAGGTGATTACACACTGTACACTTTACTGTACACTGATGTTGATTTGAGCTAAGTCATTGATTTGTAAGAGGTTAAATATATAGGTAGTGTATAATACCCTTTATTTATTAAATTTTTAAAAGCAGCATAAACAGTAGTAAACACTAGTATTGTGGTTAATGCATAGGCTAATGTAGGGAGTGGGTACACTACCCTACCTGTGTGAACGAAGGAGAGTGTGATGGAAGAATTTATCTACGATGGTAGTAGGGATTTTGAAGAGAACTTTCAACGCTGGTTTGTTTTGAATTGTGAAGAGCGCTCGTACTATAATGATACGCAGTACACTGAGGAGCATGGAAGAGAAGTCTTCGCTGAGTTAGTGAAAAAGCAATGGCAAGGCAAAAGAAAGAAAAGCCAACTCTCGTAGCCGTTCCTGATGCCTTTGAGAAGGATGAGGAGAATGGGATCACTGCGATGCAGAATGCGTTTGTGTGGCATTACACCGAAGGTGCGTGTAGCCAGACTGAAGCCGCTCGAAGAGCTGGGTTTGAATTCCCAGCGTCAGCTGCAAGCAAGATGCTCAATGGTCAGCACTTTCCAAGGGTTACCAAAGCCGTCAGGCTGAAGCAGGAGGAGCTTCGGCAGAAGTATGCTATTACTCCTGAGAAGACTGGGACCATGTTGTGGAAGGTAGCAGAGACTGCGTTCGAGGATGGCCACTACAACGCTGCGGTTTCAGCTATTAAAGAACTCAATCAGCTGGCTGGTTTATCAATCAATCGTAGCCAGAACTTGAACATCAATGCGAACATAGACTCAATGAACTCAGAAGATATTAAGTCCAGACTTCAGAGCTTGCTCGGCGCAGAAGTGATCGAGCCGTCAGAAAAAGATATGTAAAATAAAAAACCTATTTCTGGCCCCGCCGTCCGCCCCGGCCCAGAAATCTCAGGGAATTCCCGCCTCTTTAGCTAAGTCATTGATTTGTAAGGCCTTTTGCCGTGTGTGCAAGCTTACATCTTTGTGCAAGTTTGTGTGTGCTATGTGCAGAGGGAGTACAGCCTTGTAGTCTAGGGACTCCTAAGTGCTTGATTTTTCAGGAGTTTTTGAGTTTTTGGCGACCCGTACACCCCCTATACGAAAACCGCACCCGCACAATAGTTATAGCTGAGTTTGGCGCACTCAATTCGCAAAAAAACTCATGGGTTACTGCAAGGAAGGGCCGTCACCACTCAACACTTTACCGGAGATATGATGTGATGACGGCCAAAGCTCGCCACTAGGGGGTAGCAAGCCGAGAGAATCAGCGCTTGAAAGCACTGACACCCATAATGCTATACTCCGCCTATGGTTATAGCAATGATTCCTTATGGGTGCAGATTCTAGGCGCAAAGGAGCCTCGTTTGAGCGTTCCGTAGTATTTGCAATTAATGAGTGGCTTGAGTCCCAAGACATAGATTTTAATTGCAAACGAAATTTAGACCAATATCAGCAGGCAAATCTGGCTGATATCGATATCCCATACCACGCAGTCGAGTGCAAACACTACAAAGAGGGCTGGACCTACAAGCCTGAGTGGCTTAAACAGGTCCATGAAGCCGCAGGAAAGAAGATACCTGTGCTTATTTATAAATATAACCACAAACCCATACAGGTTTGTTTGCCGCTTTATGCTATTAACACAGCGTGGGAAATAGAGCATAATCTAAACTGCGTGATTACCATGGATCAGTGGTTTGAAGTAATGAATCGCAACTGGTCTAGGTACAAGGAGATAGCACAGGCTTGAGGTGTAATAGTTATGGCGCACGAAACCAGAAGAAAGAACCTTCTAAAGAAGCATAACCTTGCGGGGGTGAACAAACCCAAGCGCACCCCCGGCCACAAAACGAAATCTCACATGGTTTTAGCCCAAGACGGGCATGAATTGAAACTAATACGCTTTGGACAACAGGGTGTTAAGACAGCTGGCAAGCCTAAGAAGGGCGAATCAGCCACCCAGAAGGCCCGAAGGAAGAGTTTTAAGGCTCGCCATGCTAAAAATATCGCAAAAGGTAAGATGTCAGCCGCCTATTGGGCAAATCGGGTCAAATGGTAACCTGAGATGGTTGGAATTGCTAATTTATTGCGAAAACGCCTTCAGGAAGGTGATTTTGACCCCCGTTTTGACCCGCGAGTTAAGGAACAGGACCGACTTCGTAGTCTAGATGTAGATATAATTGAGACTCCCGGCGCGATCCCGCGCACCCCGTTAGCACTTTCTGAGCTTGAGGGTGAAGATTTTGTAACAACCATGTCTGACCGCACTGGAACAGGTCGAGTGCTTGGTATCAGGGATGTGCCGCTAGATCCGCCTATTGATTTGCCCGGAGGTCAGGGTTTTATGTTTGAAAACCCCGGCCAAGTGTGGGCTTCTGCACAAACGCCAAGCCAAGCAATCTTGGATGCAGCGAGTGAAATTCCAAAATCTGGGAGAGATCCATTATTAATTCCATGGCGCATGGCTCCGACTGGTGGAGATTTTGCCACAAGCACTGGCGAACTGATGCTTGGTTTTGCTTCGGCAAATATGAACAAGACGCAGAAGAAAGCGCTTGATGCAGCGATCCGCAAGTACAAGACAGTTGGCTCGATGAAAAAAGGCAAGCGCGTGGGAGCTGGTTTAAAGATTAAGGACTGGAAGGGTGTTGATGATCCAGCGTCTGTAGCAGTGTGGCGCAATACACCAGACTCTGTTCGTAAAGAAATCGTGAACATGATGGATGTTCAGTTCAGGGACAAGGGAGGACTCTCCATTGGTGAGGCGCGTTTAGCTAACACGGACCCTTTACAGCTAACAGCTAGGGATGCCGGGATACAAACTGTTGGTAGGATTGATCCCAGCAAGGACTTAATGAGTTCGGCTCATCCATCGTATCCGTTTGCAGTTCAGGGAGAAGGCATAGGAACCCTACCGCGTGCGACTGAGGCGACGATCTTTGATTTGTTGCCAACAGCAAGATTCGGCAAGGCTCAAAGACTAGTAGGAGATCCTGCTGCGCCAACGCCACAAGAAATACGAGCGCTTCAGATGGGGCCGCGTGTTGGCAAGATTACAGACAAGATTCTAAAACGCATGCAGGATCGCGGCGTTGATATCAATTCATTTGCTGGTTTGACTGGCAACGCATTAGTTTATTCGTTAATTGGTGCTGGCTTGTTAACGTCCCAAGAGGCTGAAGCAATGCCCGGAATTGGTGACATGCTAGACCCTACCAAAAACTTCGGCCTAACAACCAAGATGCGAGAGTCTGTACAAAGGTCCAAGCAAAAAGTTCAAAGCGGTTCCCAGTGGGAAGGATTCCTGAAAAATAAAGGAGTGCCTAAAGGCGAGTTTGAGGTGTTTGGTTTATCAGACATTCTGAAAAGAGAAAGCGTTACTCAGGATGAGCTGATTGATGCAATAGACCAGAACCAACTGGAGATGAAAAAGACAGTATTGTCCGAAAAGCCGTCAGTCAATATTGATTTTAAATCAGAGCCTGTTGATTTTGACATCGTGTACCCCCAACGAGTAATCGATGAAAAAGTAAAAGAAGAAATAGAATATTTTAAAGATGAAGCGAAAAATACTTCAACTCCTCAAAATACAAGTGACGGAGTCGTCGTATACGATGATGCTATAAAAGATCAATTTTGGGCGAGCTACGAAAACCCAGAAGAAGCGTTAGGCATGTCAGAAGAAGATTTTGATTTATGGCTCTATAACGATGAGGGTGATTTATCAGGCGATGCTGAGCTTGCTTTAAATAACTGGGCTGAAAAGGGATTACGCGAAGCTTTGGGGGAAGGTGATGCGACGAACTTTACCCGTTTAACCTTGCAGCGAGACGGAATGCCTACTGACTACAGTCTTATAAAAGCAGCTTATGGAGAAGAGCTTCCATTTTATAATCCTGATCTTGCCAGCATGGATGAAGATATGCAAAAACGGTGGCAAGAAAATTACGCGCAAACTTTTACATCCGACAACGAAGCTCAAGTACAGCTGCAAGACATGTACGAAGGCGACAACCCAAACGTGAGTTCAGAGGCTCCAAAGTGGGAAGAATACACCCTAGACGGTGGAACTAATTACAGAGAAATTTTGTTGCAGGTGGACCCGGAAGGTCCGTCCATGTTTAGCAGATCCCACAGTGGCTTGCCTAACGAGGTAGGACACATAAGGGTCAAGAATCGTATAGGACCAAACGGCGAAAAAGTTTTATATGTTGAAGAAGTGCAAAGCGATTGGGCGCAGCAAGGCCGCGATCAAGGATTCTTGGATTCAGAAAAAATAGACCCAGTGTTGGCTGCTAATAATGAAATGATGCAACAGCTTTATTCTGGGGGAGGGCCGTTTGAACGGTTCATGATGTCTGTTACG